CACCTATGCACTCCACGAGATCGGGGAGCATAACGGCACGGACTTCTGGGTTCTCTTCCGTGACCTTGTGGGGCTTCCGATTCCAGCAGGTGCTGACCAGTTTATCTTTTGGTCGTCCACAATGGAAAACCCTAGACCCACCGAAGACCTTGATGTCCCTAACACATTCTGGGCATAACCTAATTTAACATGACAGCTAAACAAACTTATTCACGACTCGAAGGTCTTCGGTATTCTTACCTAGATCGCGGTCGCACATCGTCAAGACTTACGTTACCCTACGTTCTACCAGAGGAATCCTTTGGTCCACACAGTAGGCTTAACACCCCCTTTCAGAGCGTTGGAGCACGCGGAGTAAATAACCTCGCAAGTAAATTACTGTTAGCACTCCTCCCACCCAACGCTCCGTTCTTTCGTCTCCAAGCAGACACCGCTGAGTTAGCTAAATCAGGAACACCTGAGGAAGTCCTTAGCGAAATCGAAAACTCTCTTCAGCGCGTTGAAGACCTAGTGATGAGCGAGATTGCCAAAGAAGCATACCGAGTAGCACTCCATGAAGCTCTGAAGCATCTCATCATCGCTGGTAACGCTTTGTTGTATATGCCAGAGGAAGGTGGTCTTCGTGTGTTTAACCTTAACCGCTTTGTCATTGATCGTGATCCTATGGGTAACGTCCTGACCATCGCAACAAAGGAAACCATTTCGATGAAGGCTCTTGATCCAAAGATCCATGAACTCCTTGAGATGCACGGTGCTTCCGAAAACGAAGCCATGGAGGGAGATGTAAATCTCTACACAAGCATTGTTCGTGACGGCGATATGTGGGAGATCACACAGGACATCAACGGTGTTGCCCTTCCAGACTCAGGTGGCAGAGTGCCGCTCAACAGATTACCCTACATCCCCCTAAGGTTCTCTAGGATTGACGGTGAGTCCTACGGTCGTGGTTACGTCGAGGAATACCTAGGTGACGTGCAGTCCCTTGAGGCTCTTACTCAGGCTATCGTTGAGGGTTCTGCGGCTGCTGCCAAGGTTCTCTTTCTTGTTTCCCCTAACGGAACCACACGAGCCAAGACGCTTGCTGACAGCCCTAACGGAGCCATTGTCCAAGGTAATGCTGCTGACGTAACTACGTTGCAAGTCAACAAGTTCAACGACTTCAGGGTTGCCCAGATGACCATGGATGGCATCAAGGATCGCCTAGGGGCTGCCTTCTTGCTTACCAGTGGTGTTGTCCGCTCTGCTGAACGTGTTACCGCTGAGGAGATCCGTATGCTTTCACAGGAGCTTGAGAGTTCCCTTGGTGGTCTCTATTCGTTGCTTTCAAATGAACTCCAGCTTCCCCTTATCGAGCGTCTTATGTTCGTGATGGCAAAGAACAAGAAGCTTCCTAAGTTACCTAAGAACCTTGTGCAACCTGTGATTGTCACGGGTGTTGAAGCACTTGGTCGTGGTAACGATCTCAACAAGCTTGACCAGTTCCTTGCAGGTGCTGCACAGGTGGTTGGTCCACAGGCTGTTGCTCAGTTTGTAAACGTCCAAGAATACTTTAAGCGTAGAGCCACAGCCCTTGGCATTAAAACCATCGGCTTGATCAAAACTGAAGAACAACTTGCTCAAGAAGCACAACAACAACAAGCTTCCATGATGGCAGAGAAAATGGGTCCTGCTGGAATTAAAGCCTTGAGTGATCAATATAAACAGGCTAATAGTCCTGAACAACAGCAATTAGACGCTGCCCAACAACAACAATAACATATTATCATTATGGCTGAATTACATTCTATCGCAATTAACGAACCCACCGAACGGGAACAAATCACCCTAGAGAAACAAAGCGCACTTATGGACGAAGCTAAGGCTGCACTCGATAACGCCCCTAAGTCTGCTCTAGGTGATGTTGATAACCAACAAGAAAAGGAAGAGGTTACCGCAGAGGAACGCCCACAGTGGCTCCCAGAAAAGTTTGAGTCACCAGAGGAGCTTGCCAAGGCATACGCAAATCTGGAGAAACAATTCCACACCAAGGATCGTGAAGAGACAAAGCAACAGGTGAACATGGAGCAGACCGCTGTTCAGTCACGTGTTGGTGATGCTCTTAATGCTGCCAGTAGCGAATACGCAGAGCGTGGCGATCTTACTGAAGCTTCCTATGCTGCCCTTGAAAAGAACGGCATCTCCCGTGAGCTTGTGAAGACCTACGTGGACGGCTTTAAGGCTTCTCAGGAGGCTAATACAAACGCCATCATGGACGAGGTTGGTGGACGTGATAACTACGCAGCGATGACTGAGTGGGCTTCAGGTTCCCTTACGGACAGCGAGCTTGCTACCTTTAATCGTGTTGTTGAATCTAACGATGCCGACACAGCCAAGCTTGCTATCAAAGGTCTTTACTCACGCTTCCTTTCAGACGGTGGCTCACCTGTTAAATTGATGCAAGGTCAAGTAGCTGGTGGTGGTGTTACACCGTTCAACTCTAATGCCCAGATGGTTGACGCTATGAAGGACTCTAGGTATGCCAAAGATCCTGCTTATCGCGCTCAAGTAGAAAAACGAATCTCAATCTCACGACTTTAAAAACTTATGCAAATCGTATCCTATTTCCTAGACAACGCAGGAGTAATCATTCAGATTCTCACTGCAATCGTAACCGCTGCATCACTCATCAGTGCTCTTACTCCTACCCCAAGGGATGATGGCTTTGTTAAGTTTGTTGCAAAGGTAGTTGATCTACTGGCAATCAATGTCGGTAACGCTAAAAAATAAAAATCTCATTTGTGTGTTATATGGTGTTAGTAAGTCTCCTAGTAAAGGTATTTTGTGTTTTCCCTAAGCTAGGGGACTTACTTCTCACTGTCTTTGAACAATATGAAGAAGAGATGTTACGTCGCTCTTACAATGCTCATTCTAAGTCTATCGACGACTGGATGTCTTCCGACGATAAAACAAAGTAAGATTCCCTATTTCATTGAACGCCTCAAACAAGAGAGCTTCACAAAGGAACAAAAGGTAATCGTAGGTGATCTTCTTCACTACGTTAATGACCTAGAAACCAATCGCTGATGGTTAGTTCAAGATAGAACCCGAAGTTGTCTTCGGAAGTGTGGGTATCGAATCCCTCACCATCACATCCCATTTGGGGTTAAAACGCATCGAACCAGTCAGCGGGTGTTCACGCCGAACACAACCCCTATCCCTTTCCAAAACAACACCTCCCACGCCTCTCAATACGAAGCGCACCAAGGGAGGTTCCTTTATCCCTTTCTCATCCACTAACGGATGGAAATCGTCCACAAATAATAAAAGGACGACAATCAAAACAAAACTTACAAAGTAAGAACTAGACCCAGTGCGCTGGACAATCGACCGTTCGCTTTAACGAGTATAAAAAGATAGTCGAACAAAATAAAAACACGGACATCGCTTGTTAAAAACTAAAACTAAAACTAAAATAATTATATGGCTAATGGTGCTACTTCCCCGTCCAACCTAGGACAAATCAATGGTGCAGGAGATCGCGATGCGTTGTTCCTCAAAGTATTCTCTGGAGAGATCCTTACGACCTTCGAAGAGATGAACGTTATGAAAGATCTGCACATGGTGCGGACGATTCAAAGCGGCAAGTCTGCTCAGTTCCCTGTAACTGGTATTGCTACTGCTAAATATCATACCCCTGGTCAGAACATCGCTGATGCAGACGCTGGTTACCTCAGTGGTATTAAACACGCGGAGAAAATCATCACTATTGATGACCTCCTTGTGGCTTCTACCTTCATTGCAAACATCGACGAACTCAAGAACCACTACGATGTCCGTAGCATTTACGCTAAGGAACTCGGTAAGGCTCTTGCGAAACGCTTCGACATTGCAGCCATGAAGACCCTTGTAGCTGCTGCGTTGACCTCTACGCCTTCCATCACTGGTGGATTCGCTGGAACCAACCTCACAGCGAAACTCAGTGCTACCCCGTTGGCTTCTGAGCTTGTTGATGCAATCATGCTTGCTGCTCAAAGCCTTGACGAAAAAGACGTTCCTGAAGATGAGCGTTTCGCTATCCTTAAGCCTCGTGATTACTACACGTTGCTTGGTTCGGAAGAGTCCGCTATCAACCGCGACTTCGGTGGCGTAGGTGATGTCTCGACTGGCAAGATCCCAACCATCGCTGGTATCCGTATCTACAAGTCTAACCACTTGGCTACTGTTACTGTTGCTTCTGGTTCGGCTGATGCTGACGATGCAAATGCTAAGAACGATGTATTCGGTGCTGCTGGTATCGGCTACAACGCTACTGACATTTCCGCTATCGAGATGCTTGTTGCTCACCCAAGTGCTATCGGCACTGTGAAGCTCCTTGATCTTGCTACCGAATCTGAGTATCAAATCGAGCGTCAAGGCACTCTGTTTGTTGCTAAGTATGCAATGGGTCACGGTGTTCTCCGTCCTGAGGCTGCTGTCACAATCGGCTAATCGCCCTTAATCCCCACTTAAGCCCTCTTTAGTTACTTTAAGTTCTAAAGGGGGCTTTTGTGTTTTTGGGATTTACACTACAGGTCAACTTAAGGTTTACCTTTGCTGTAAGTTTCAAACTTTATACACAACTATACTTAAACTTAGATATACATGGCTACACTTACATCAAAACTTGAAGCGGTTAATACGATGCTTGGATACATTGGGGAATCCCCTGTAAACAGCATTGCGACCGCTACCGCACTTCCTCATTCCGCAGCGTTGGCGAAGAACATACTTGATGAAGTTAGTCGTGAAGTTCAATCCGAGGGTTGGCATTTCAACACCATCGAAGACTTTAAGCTTGCCCAAGGAACACCTAGTGGAACCTTCCAAGTCCCTGCGAATACACTTCAAGTTGACGTGGGTGATCTTTCTGTTGACGTGGTGCAACGTGGGTTGAATCTTTTTAATCGCACCAAGAACACCTACACGTTCACTGAGACGACCCTTACGGTGGACATGACGTTCCTTTTGGATTGGGAAGAACTCCCAGAGCAAGCACGTCGTTACATCGCTATCAAAGCTGGTCGTGTGTTTCAAGCACGTCTTGTTGGCTCACGGGAACTTGAGTCTCTTATCATGCGTGACGAGATGTATGCTAAGGCTCGCCTTGAGGAGACCGATGATCGCAACGGTGACATCACTATCTTTGACAACTATGATGTTGCTGCACGGGTTGGTATCAATCGCAGTGGCGACATCTCCTAAACTTATATTATGGCAAACATTACTACGTCAGTTTCTAACATGATTCAAGGGGTCTCTCAGCAGTCCCCTAAGGTTCGCTTTGTGGGACAGTGTGAGGAGCAGATAAACGCTCTTAGCTCCATCAGTGACGGCTTAAAGAAACGCCCAAGCACACGTGTTATCGCAGCTATCGGTGAGGACGTTATTAACCCCACGGACTACGTTCACTTTGTAAATAGGTCTGAAGATGAACGCTATGCTGTTGTGCTTAATAACACTGTTGCTAGAGCGTTTAATCTAAGCACGGGTGCTGAGGCATCCATTAACGGTGTTACAGGCGGCTCTGAGCTTCCTGAGTATCTTCAAAATGCTGATGCACGTAAGAACTTTAAGTCTATGGCGTTGGCTGACACTTCGTTCTTCTTGAACACCACGGTCAACACCGCGATGACCACAGATGTTACTGAGTCTCAAGATGATTCTACGGCTCTTGTGTTTATCAAACAAGGAGACTACGAAAAGAAATACGAGTTGATCTTTGGTGGCAACAACGGAAGAAGAGCGCAGGTAACACTTACGTGGACAAAGTTTACAGGGCGTTACGGAAGTATTTGGTCGATTACAAACGTAACAGTGAATGATGCTGGTTTTGGTTACTCCTCTAAATATCCACCAACGATCACAGTAACTAAAGGAAAACCGACATTACGTGTAAACGTAAACGATGCTACAAGTCAGATTACATCCGTAACAATTTTAAACGGAGGAAGTGCCAATGACAATTCAGGTGTAGCTACAGTAAGTTTCCCAGAATCAGATGATACTGGAGCAGCAGCTATTTATACTTCAGGAGATTCCACTAACGCAGCAAATGCTGATACGTCTGTAATCGCAACAGGTATTAACGGTGTAATAACTTCTACCGCATCTATAAACACTGCTTACTCTAGGGAACTAAACGGTGGTTCTATTATCATTTCAAAGTTGAACGGTGAAACTTTCTATCTAACAAGTCGTGACGGTTTAGCTAACACAGCTATCGGTGTTGTGTTTAAATCCGTCGATGATATTTCAGATCTACCTACACAAGCACCTAATAATTTTAAGGTGTCCGTTCGTGGATCTATCGACAGCAAGGAAGACGACTACTACGTTACGTTTAATACTAACGATCAAGGAGCCTTTGGTATTGGTGGTTGGGTTGAATCTGCTGGGTATGGTATTAAATATAAAATTGATACAAAGACTATGCCCCACGAGCTTATCAACACAGGACTCAATGAGTTCACCTTGACAGAAGCTACTTGGGCTGATCGGCTTGTTGGTGACGATGAATCCAACCCACTTCCTTCGTTCATAGGGAAACCTTTGAATAACATTTTCTTTCACAAGAATCGCCTAGGGTTACTTACGGACGACACGGTGTTGTTCAGCGAAGCTGGTCAGTTCTTTAACTTCTTTAGGACAACCGTAAGGACTCTTCTGGACTCCGATCCAATCGACGTATCCGCTGCCTCCACAAGAATCTCTAAGCTTTCCTCTGCGGTAGGCTTCCAAGAGAACCTTATTCTGTTTGCTGACCGTGGACAGTTTGTTGTTAAGAGCGGTGACACGTTGACACCCACAAGCATCTCTATATCCCCTGTGACCAACTACGATGTTGATACCTCAGCGGAACCTCTTGGTCTTGGTGCTTACATCTACTTCCCTGCACCTCGTGGTAACTACATGGGAATCCGTGAGTTTCGCTTGGATGCCACATCGTCCACCTTCGATTCCGCGGACATCACCTCACAGATCCCTGCATACATCCCTTCAGGTTCCACCACGAAACTTGTAGCTTCCTCTACGGAGAACCTCATCTGTGTCTACAGCAAAGGGAGCGATCTAACAAACACCTTATACGTCTACAAGTTCTACTGGAGCGGTAACGAAAAGGTAATCTCAAGTTGGTCTAAGTTCACCTTTGCGATGGACATTCACGGTGTTGAGTTTATGAACTCTAAGTTGTATATTGTCGGTAATAAAACTAACGAAGCTATCCTTTGTTCTATCGACATGGAGGAACAAAGAGTTGAACCAGATACCCTTGGTAACTTCACGTATCACCTCGATCTTCTTACCAAGGTAACCTCAGGTCCTACTGACCACATAACCCTTCCGTTTCACGTTGAAAATGGAGACGTTGTTGAAGCCTACGATGAAAAAGGAATCAACATAAAGATCACAGACGTGGTAGGTAACACAGTGTATCTAGAGCGACCTGCGATTTGCTTTATAGGTCTTCGTTACGCAATGGAATACACCTTCTCAGAACCTGTATTTAAACAACAAGGGGGACCACAGGGAACACCTTCAGGTCTCACTAGGTTTATCCTTCGTAATGGCAACGTGTTCTTCTCTAAGGCTGCCTCGTTCCGCATTGAGGTTACTCCAGCGGCTCGTGATACATCGTTGTTTGATTTCAGTCCTAACATTGTTGATGTCAATCGTGCTGGAGCTATGGTCTTTGACGATGGTGTTGCAAGGTTTTCAATCTTTACAGAAGCTAAGGACTGCGTTATTAAGATCGTTAATGACAGTGCATTCTCAGCCAACTTTCAATCAGCAGAATTTGAAGCCAATGCCCACACAAGAGCAACCCGATACGCTTAAGGTTTACCAAAAGTGTTACATCAGGTCAGCCGTAATGGACGACGTAGAACCCATAGGGGACACCATGAGACCCCTAGATGCCTTTGAGTGTCGCTGTGGTGGTCACAGTCCCTACGAAGCCCTTAAACTCGCACTTGAATTTGACGTTGCGACTTTCACTATTGTGGACAAGTTCGACCATACGCCGTTGGCTATGTTTGGTTGTGGTGACTCTGATGGCTTCCCGTATATCTGGGCATTAGCAAGTGACCTTTTGGTTCCTAGGGCAGGTCGTGATTTCATCAGGCACAGCCCTGAGTGGATCAACGGGATGCTTAAGGCTATCGGAGGCAAAGCTTCTAACTATGTTTACGAAGAAAACTTCGATGCGATTCGATGGCTAAAACGCTGTGGAGCCAAGTTCAAAACCAAAACCGTTTCTATAAATAACCAACCATTCTTTAAATTTACTATTACCCAAAATGTGTGAGCCAATATCTATATCCTTAGCCGTAGGTGCTTTATCAGCAGTCACGTCGGCTGTAGGACAGAAACAACAAGCAGACGCTCAGGAGAAGCAACAGAAGCTTGCGTCACAATTAGAACGCCAGCGTTACCTTGAAGAAGTTACTTCGATCAGACAGCAACAAGCTCAAGAGCAAGTAGCCCTATCACAGCGTATGCAAAACGCAGATGTCCAAGCTATGGAAGCTAAGTCAAAAACTGTTGTAGCTGCTGGTGAAGGTGGTGTTTCTGGTCTTAGTGTTGAGGCACTTATAGCTAACATTTCGCGTAAAGAGGCAACCTATGCGTTCTCTGAGCGTAAGCAAGCTGAGATGGTTGATACAAGTAGAACCATTGGGTTACAATCGGCTGGTGCTGGTTATCAACGCAATCTGTTTGCTATTAACAAACCTATCCCACAACCTGATTACATTGGCTCTGCTCTTTCTGGTGTTCAAACTGGAATGAGTGTTTACGGCACAGCACAAAAAGCAGGACTTACTACACCTAAACAACCTTCTATTCAATAATATATGGCAACTACGCAAGAAGACCTTCTAAAGGCACTCAGAGGCTCAAGTGGACGCGAACAGGTAAACTTTGATCTAGGTCAAGTTGGCTTACGTCCTACCATCCAACAAGGAGGTCAATACGCTGTCCCAGTCAGAGAAGCACCTAGAACTAACTCAGCGTTACAACTAGCGTCTGCCCTTCAAGGTGGCTCACAGTTGCTCAGTAGCTTTGTTGATCTTCAAACGAAACAAGGGGAGATCGAAGCGAACGTGTTGACTCCTGCTGAAGTCCAACAAAAGGTTGAACAAGGTGATCCTAATGCGACCAACTTCCTTGATAAACTTGGTAAGGAGAAATCGTTCACCGAGAACGTCTACAAGCGTTACTTTAACTCTACGGTGCAACCTAAGTTACAGACGCTTCAACAAGAGCTTAAGAGCCGCCCTGTGCATGAGTATGCCGATATGGGCATCACGACACCTGAGGACTTCCAGCAGTATGCCAGTGGTCGTGTCAAGGAACTTACTGATGAGTTCAGCCAATACACCAGCAAGAGTCCCTATGCTCAAGCTCTTCACAATCAGTTGGTTGAAACTGTTGTTCCTGATCTTGTTCAAAAGCAAGTAGCGATGTTTGACGAAGGTGTTACTGAGTTTAACAAAAAGGAAGTCATCACAAACAGGATTCCCTTTAATATCGAAAACGGTGTTGCTCTTGATCCACAAGCTACCACACAAAGCGGAACTCAGAATACCTTTAGGGAGAAACCTAGAGGCACTATTTATGGTTTCGAAAGAAAAGGAGACGCTACGTTTGACACAAACTCGTCGTTCGGTATCGGTGCTAACGCTTCTGCAAAGGAAATGGCGGAGATCAAAGCAGGTAAGAACAACGACGCTAAACTTGTAGCGAACAAAGACTTTGCTCTTTCTCCAGACCTAGAGGAACAAGCACGTGCTGCGGGGTTCAACCTTCGCGATACAATGACAATGACCATGGAAGATGGTTCTACTCACACTGGTCGTTGGATGGACAGAACCGCCAAGGAGTTCCAAGGTAAAACCCTTAGTGGGCGTGTGGACGTTTACAGCCCTAAAGGTGACTCACCAGTAAAAGATAAAATCTTTGTAGGGTTCTCCAGAGGTGCTGATGATGCCATGACGAGCTTTGAAAACTCTGTTAGTCAGATTACCAACATCAACATAGAAAGCTATAAAAACGCTAAGTATAGCCCTAGTGAAGCATCTAAAATTGCTAGAGAGGACATCGTAGCACAGGTAAAAAGCTTATCTACCGAAGGACGTTTCCAAGAAGCCAGAAAACTTCAAGGTGTTCTTGAAAACATCAAGGTTGGCGGACAGTCGTTGTTTGGTCTTGCTGATGGTAAACTCCAGCTTGTTGATCTTGCAGATTCTATTGATCGTGCAGAAGAACAAGAGTCTTCCCTTAATGCTCGCACTTCCCAAGATAAGGTAGCAAAAATAACTGCACCAGCAGCTTTACGGATTATGGCGAGTCCCCAAGACGAAATAGAAAGCGTTGTTAAAGACGAAATTGCAAAACTAACTGCAAACGAAAATAAAATGCTGACCCCATCCGAACAAGTTTCAGCTATTGAAGAGTTAAATAAACAACACTCAGAAAGATTAGCTAGAGACTTAAACAGGATCGCAAGGACGGACACAGTGGTAAACAAAGCTCTAGAAAATTTCGGCGGTAAGTTTGTTGAATCTAATTATGCGACTACTAATACTGAGACCATGAGCTCGTTGTTGGTAAACAATCCAGATTTACAAGAGTTCGGTTTAATTGCTGACCCTATGGATGTCAGTAAAAAGACGGTAAACCCTGCGTTCACTGCCCTAACTAAAGATGTCAAAGCAACCGTAGGATCTAGGATGTCCTTAGAAAACGCAGATCGAATCTCAAAAATCGTCAGCGGAGAATCCTTTACCTACAATGTTGGCGGTAAGATGGTTGATTTTACTGGCACAAGAATCCCAGAGGAACAAAAGGCACTACAATTAAAACTGGTTGAACTATACCAAGAGGATCTAAATAAGAATCTTGTAGATGAGCTTAAGTATCGCAGTGCATCTCAGAATCTTACAGGTATGCCAACAGGTAAACCCATGACAGAACGCGCTAAGCTTATTGAAAAAGCTGTTAGAGAAAACATCCCAAGAGATGTTGCGGAACGGGAGTTGTTGAAACAAGAAACAAAAGGCGACGTTAATTTGCTTAAATCTGATGGAACCGTAGCATCAAGACCTTGGTATTCCTCTCCAACAAATTGGATCAAATCAGGTATAAACCAACTTACTAACAATAAGGCTTTAACTCCGATACAAAGTCAGGGGATTTATAAAACAATTAAAGATGCGAGTAATAAAGAAGTAAAACTTATGGTTCCTCTAATTGCTAAAAATTACCTAGGATCAGAAAAGGAATTAAAAGAAGTTGATACGTCGTTTAGAAATGTAGGGCTTCCTTGGCAATCTGTGAAGGACGGGTATATTACTTATCAAACAACAAGTTATTTAGCTACCACAGCGGGATCGTCAACTAAAAGTATTACTGATGATTACTACGCTATAGATCAGTATCTAACAAAGGCTGGAAGTGAATCGGAATATGGAATCCTTCCAATTTATATTATGCAAAACAGGGAAACCCCAGAAGCCAAAGCAGCAATCGAAAAGGTTGCTAAAAAATATAATAAAACCGCTGAAGCTCTTGTAGCTGGTCAAGTATCGTGGTATGAATCCCGCAATATCAATCTTTCTAAATAAAAATCATGTCTCTTATTTCAAATTTAATTCAAGAAAACGTCACTAACACAGCTTCTGAAGCCGCTCTATCAACAACCTCACGGGGTTTTGGAGACGCGACAATGGGAGAAGAAAACATCCAAGACGAAGGAAGTGAAATCTTCAGCGTTAAGGATACCGTTATGGCTCCCCTTAGGGGCTTAGAGGGCTTTGCTCAAAGTATCTATAACCTTGGTGATGCGTTGACCTTTGATGCTCTTCCTGACTGGGACAGAAGGTTCCTTGGTAAATCTGAGACAGTCGTAGGTGGACTTGTTGAGGGAGCTACACAGTTCCTTACAGCATTTGTTCCTATCGGTGGTGTCCTAGGTAAAGCTGGGCAAGGTCTTGGTATGCTTCAGAAAGGAGCCAAGGGACTTGAGGCTGCTGGTGCGTTGGCTAAGGCTAGTTCAGGTGTCCAAAAGGCTGCCTCAATAGGACGACAAGCTCTTCAAGGCGGTATCGCTGACTTCATTGCATTTGACGGACAAGACGCTCGCCTATCGAATCTTATCGAAACTGTGCCAGCACTTAGGAACCCCGTAACGGAATACCTACAGGCTGACCCAAATGACGGAGAACTCGAAGGTCGTTTTAAGAACGTAGTCGAAGGTCTGTTCCTTGAGGCTGGTCAACAAGCGTTGGCTCCGCTATTCACTCGCGGTGTTAAAGCTGTTAAGGAATACAAGAGCAAGGTGAACGCTGGGGCTGACCCTAATGCTACCGCTTTGGAAGTTGCTGATATGCTTAAATCAGAGGTTGGAGAAGAACTCAAAGGTCTTAACCCAGCGTCTGCATTTGATCGTGCTGAACAGGTTACCGCTGGCAATGTTGCTGTGGACGTTAGAGGTGAGCCAATGAAGACTGTTGCAGAACCTAAGGGCTTACCCGATAACTTCAATCCTGAAACAGGTCTTCCATTTGAAACTGTAAAAGGCGGTGAGCAAGCTGTTAATACAAGTCTGTATAACGCAATCTCTGAATCTAAAACCATAGAGCAATTCGACGAGAACCTTCAAAAATTTGCTGATTTAATTCCATACGGTAAATACGATCCTAGAGACCAAAAGTATTCTGCGGCTCAAATTAAAAGCAACTATGCTGCCGCAGGTATTGATCCTAAAGTTTATGACCAGCTTATTGCGTCCACTACTCCAGAAGTTTTTGGTCGCATCATGATTAAACAAGATATTCTTAAGAACGTCGTTAGAGACTCTGGGGAGAAACTGTTGGCTCTTAGAACTAAAACCGAAGGTCTTACTGGGTTTGAGTTGAAGAAAGCTGAAGAGCTTATGTTTGACGAGCTTGGTCGTTTTGAAAGATCGTTGTCAGCTTACTCAGCTATCGGAACAGGTGCATCTCAAACGATGCTTGCACGTAAACAAGGTCTTAGCGGTGGAAACATGGGGGATGCTAAAAAACCTGCAAAACGTGTTTTAAACAACTTTGATACAGTTCTTGAAGCCAATCTTAAAAACCTTGAACAAATTAACCCTGATGCTCCGTTAAAAACAGCACCAGCAAAAACAACCAGCAAAGGTAAAAGTAAAGGTAAAGCAGCAGCAGAACCATCTACAACGGTTAAGACAGCGGATGATGTTGAGGTAGAATACACTACACGTATTGAAACTCTTCAGCAAAAACTTGACGAACTTAGAGCTTCTACTCTTGAAGATCCTGCGGTTAAGACACCTGTAGATCCTACAAGCATACCTCAGAAAACTATTGAGGAGCGGGATCTAGAGGCTAAGATTAAATTCTACGAAGGAACAAAGTCTGATCGTGTTGAGCTTCAAAAGACTCTTAATGAATTAGAGCGTGTGTCTAACATGACTCCGCAGCAACTTCGTAAAGAAGCAGCAACTGCAAAAGCTAACAAAGACCTACGTCCTAAAGAACCTTTAAGATCCGTCGATCAACTTAAGGCAAAGGTAACCGATCTTAAAAATAAACTTGTAGATGCAGGTAAAGAACAGATGACAGCAGACCAAGTGCGTAGCCATGAGGATCTCCTAGAGTTCGCTAAACAGCGTCTAGGTTCTGGGACTGTAAAAGAACTTAAGCAAACCCTTTCACTAGCTAACAGTATCGACGATATTGAAAAGCGTATGGCTATGGTAGCTTACGTTCAGAATACCTCCATGGGTCGTAAGTTGTTCAATGCTACCTACGAGTTCTGGCTTAATAACTTGTTCTCCCCTGCTACACACGTTGTTGCTTCGTTAGGTGGTTTAAGTGTGATGATCCTTAAGAATACTGAGGCAATCGTAGGTAACACTCTTGTAGGAGACTTTGGGCGTGTTAAGGCACACTTTAATGCCCTTACGACTTTCCAAGGTTTCCAAGAAGCAATGGAAGCTACTGTGTTGGCTATGAAGAATAACGACAGCACCCTTAAGTCAAGCGATGTCTCCATGGGAAATATTGCTAAAGGTGATACACAATTTGAAGGACGTATTCAAGGTGGAGCTATTTCTCCTGAAGCGTTTGGTGTTGATCCTGATTCAGGCTTTGGAAGAACTTTGAAATGGTTCGGTAAAGCTGCACGGGTAAACTCTACGTTACTTGTTGGTGGCGACGAGTTCATTAAACAGATAACTTATCGTCAGTATCTTCGCACTGAGTTCTACGCCGAAGGGTTACAAAAGGGATACCTGAGTGGTAAGGAGTTGACTCAGTATGTTGAGGATAAACTTAGCGGTATGGTTCTCGAAGGTGGTAAGATGTATAACGAAAAGAACCTTGCTACTTCGTATGTTAATAAACTTAAAAGCCAAGGGCTTACCGCTGATATGCCAGAGTTTAGCCAAG